CATGAAGACGCCACCTTCGGTCATTTGCGTGGTGCCTTCCATCGAGGGCATGGCAGTCCAGGTGCGCCACAAGTTCATATACGACTGAATACTGCTGTTGGAACGGAAAACTTTCCACACATCCACCGTCATGATCACGTCTTGCAGCATCGCGCCAGTCTGTTGCAGCACCAGTTGCGACCAATCCTGCAAATCATCGAGCGGCTTCGAGGTGCTTACACTCCACAATGTTCCGGCGGTAATGGTGTTGCCCGCCGCGCGCCCGAAGTCGAGAGATACGGTGGGATATTTCTCACCCGTGATAGTGGATTTGCCAGTCGTCAGAATTTCGCCCGCCATCACTTCTTGGCGACGACGCAGCATGTCCAATTGATCTTGGAGGCTGGTCGCCATGAGTGCCCGCAATCGCTCGCCAGGGCTCATGGTGCCGCCGATCTGCTCGCCCGGTGCCCGTTTCAAAGGCCGGTTGGCATCAAAAACTCTTTTGTCCTTGATATAGGCAGGCTGGATGGTATTCGCCACATAACCGAGATTTTCGATAATTTGCCCTTCTACCAGCGGCGAAACGAAAGGCGCAATCCTGCGCTTGCCGGGAATGGTGTCGAAGTGAATTTGCTCACTGGTTTCGGTTTGAGTCGCGCCGAAATAGCGGTCCACCAAAAACTGCGGGTTCCCGATCAGGGAGGCGACAACCCGAGTGAGCACATCAGTTGAAAATAGATCTGCCATGATTTAGCTCCTTAAAAGTTGGCCGTTGCCGCGCGATGTCGCCCGAATCGCGCGGCAGCGGTGTGGTTATCGTTTAGGCGAGTGTTGCTCTCCCCTATGGGCCGGTGATTCCGCCGGTTTGCTGGCCTTTTCACCAGAGCCGGGATTGGGCTCGTTGATCCACACGCTCGCCTGGGCGAGCTCGGGCTCTTTCTCTTTCTGATCGGAAGTGAGGTGATCCCAGGGAGCATCGGTCGATTGAGGCTCTTCCTCTTTTTCGCCTTTCGCTTTGGCCTCGGCTTCCTTGGCGGCCTTCTCTTTGGCGGCCTTGTTCTGCTCGATGATCTTTTTGGCTGCGGCTTCTTCCTCGGCCTTCGGCACACTCTTGGAAATGCTGCCGTCGGTAAAGACCACCGATTCGATATAAATGCCGTAATCGCGAAGCTGGTCGGTCACCAAAGCATGCGATAAGGCACCCGGCCAAGTCAGAGCATCGGCTTTGAATTTGCCGGTGAGGTAAACATTGGCGGGTACGGTGGCCGATGTGGCATCGGTATCGTCCGCGAGGATGCCGTTACAGGTGGCTACGGTCGCGGGAATAGTGATTGCGCCGGTCGCGGGATCGCAATTCACGATGGTCCCGCGCGTGACAACACCCGTGCCGCTTGCGATAGTGCCGGGGCGTGAAACAACATCGTCGCCATCCGAGAGCAGACCGTAGTAGTTGTAGGTGGCCGATGAAAAACTGGCTTTTCCGATGGGGGCATAAGTTGGCATCGATAGTTCTCCTTAGTTGAACTTCCGTTCCTTCGCGACATGCGCGAGAATCCGCGCGGCTTCGGCAGCCGCTGAATCGTCTTCCACGCCCGTCGAAATGCCGACCACTGGATTGGGCAACCGGTCCATGGCTGCCGCAAAGCCGTTGGTTGTCGTCGCGGCGGGCGGTAGTTGCTGGGCCGAAGCGCCCAGCATCTTGCGTGCGAAAGCCGGATCGACAAAGGGTGGCTCAAACGCCAGGACGCGAGCGAGTTCCTCGCGACCGGCGGCCTCGGGCGAGGTAAGGATCGCGCGGATTCTCTCCCGTTCTTCTTCCGCAGTGGGTGTTGGTGCCGGGGCCGCGATCAAGCCATAGCTGGTATAGTTGCCACCGGTATTGCCGGTGGTGGTAGCGTTGCCGGTAGTCAGCAAGACATTGGTGGTCGGCGGGCTGGGCGCAACTGCCGTGCTCGCCGGTAATGCGGTCGCAGGGTCCATAGGAACCTCCTTGAGTTGGGCGGCAGGTGCCGCTGGAATGAACACCGAAGCTCGCTGCTCATTGAGCGAGCGGAGAAAAGGCTCGAAGGGTGAAATCGCATCGATCATGCCGACCGCTTTCGCATTGGGCGCACTCAACACGCCACCGGCACCGAACTGCTCCATCACTGTCTCGGGGCTCACGCCTCGAAATTGCGCCACGCGCCCGATGAAGAGCTCGGCGACGATGTCCACCATGTCCTGCAGTTGTTGGCGGCCTTCACCGGTAAAGGGATCTTGGCGTTTGCGAGGCGATTGGCTCGATACCACCTGCATGGCGCGAATACCCTGCCGCTCTTGAGCTCCCGAGCGGTCCACATGGGTCGCCACCACTCCGATGGAACCCACGAAGCTGTTTTCTTCGGCTACGATTCTCGGTGCCGCAGCCGCGAGCCAATAGGCCGCCGAATATCCGGTGCCATCGATATAGGCGATTACCGGCTTACGTTCGCTGCCCGCGCGAATCTGATCCGCAAAAGCATTGATGCCGTCCACCTGCCCGCCCAGCGAATTGACATTCAGCACGATGCGCGCAACGCCTGGGTTGTCCAAAGCCGCGTCAAAGGCTATGGCGGCCATTTGCACCGAGGTCGCGCCCGAGACATCGGTCATCAGATTCGCGTAGCGGAAGATCGGTCCCGAGAGCTCCAGAATCGCGGTCTGGCCGCGCATGGTGACTTGCCCGCCGGTATTTTCGAGCGGTCGCCCCAGCTTGGCCGCCACCGCTTCCAGATCCTGCGGCTCGGTCACGATGCTGTAAAGCCGCTCCAATTCGAGAGGCCAGATGGCCCAGGGGCGCGTTTCGAGCATATTCAAAATGCGATGATGCTGCCGCTCGCTCATTGCCCACCTCCTGGCGTGGCAGGCTCACTAGGTGAGCCACCCTCGGGCACCGGCTTTTCCTTGGATACGGGAGCTTGCGATAGATCCACTTCAATCAAGCCGAGCTCGGTCTGCCGCCGCTGCTCCAGGGCTTGCTGCTCCATCACCTCTTGCCAGTCGAGTCCCTGCTCCGCGCATTCGAGCTCCAGAGTGCTCATGTGTCCTTGCAGGCGAAGCTGGGCGGCCTCGGCTTCTTTGGTGGGATCGATGTAGCCGCGACCCATGCCGATCCAACGCGCGCGCGAATACAGAGCCTGATTCGCGTAGTAATCGGGCGCGTCCACCAAACCGGCATTCACGGCTTCTTCGAGCCAGAGTTTGTAGCAGGGTGTCGCCCAATAGGTCGCGAGCCACGCGCGCCGAACCGTAAAGAATCGCCATGCTTCGAGCAGGGCCGCGCGCGCACTGGAATAATTCGTCTTCGAGAAATCCTTCAACGCGAGCTCGTAAGGCAGGCCCAGCGCAGTGCCGATCTGCCGCGACAAAGCTTCCACAAACGAGGGAAATGTATTGGTCGGTCGCGCGGGCACAAACGGTGTCATCTTGTCGCCGGGGTAGAGCGGGATCACCGAGCCACCTTCGAGACTCACCCTGTATTCGTTTTTCTTGATGAGATATGCGCTGGGATCTTGCCCCACCAATTGCCCGAGCGATTGGGCATCCAGCGGAGTCTCGATGATGCCCGCGATCAGCGCATTGACAATCGCCGACTGCAATTCCGTTCGTTGATAGGAATCCAGCATCCTGAATTGCTCGATCACCGGAGTCAGCAGAGGCCGCCCGCGCGTCTGCCCCACTCGCTCGATGGAATGCATGTGCAGCACGCGCTTTCGGCCCCATGGCGTCTCGGCGGGCACCCGAGTCCATCGCACGTTTAGTTGCAGGGTCCAGAACCCGCCCCAGAACGGCTGATCCTGAATGTAATAGGCCAGCGGACGACCGAAACTATCCTTCTCGATGCCGCCGATCATGGTCGCTGTCGGCAGCATTCCGTAGGGATTCGAGAGCCGGTCAGGCTCGATCAGTTGAAAGCAGGTATTGAACTGCGAATCCTTGCGGGGCTGCCACAGAGCCAACGCGAGAGCTTCGCCATTCTCAATCGCCGAGCGGAAAACCAACTGAGTCATCGAGGCGAAGTTGAGCTCATTCGCCACATCGCAAGCCGTCGATTCGGAGTAGGTGCGCCACAAAGCCTCGACATTGCGCGACCAATCCTCGGCCCACTGAATGTCTTTGCCCAACGCGCGGTAATCCGGCATCGCAGCCAGCCGCAGCCCGTGACCAGCGACATTATCCTGCAAAGTCTGCAGAGTCCCGGCTGCGACACCGTTATTGCGATTCAGATCCCGCGCGCGGGCGACTAATGCCGGTAAATCCGGCAATAGATCCACATCGGCGGGCAGCCGCGACGGCAACCAGTTGGTCAGTTGCTTGCGAATCATCGAGGCACCGGCATGCGCGGTGTCGCCCCATGCCGCCGACAATTCGGGTGCCTGCTCCTGGGCCTTCAACAGGAAATCGAGTGTGGAATCCATTTAGGGCCACGCCTCGAAGCTGAAGGGTTTTCTGCCACCATTGGTCACGCCTTGCTGCGCGTTGCACTGGCTGGTGAGCAGATCGATGTATCTCTGCATGTCGCCAACACTGACGGCTTCAAACATCACGCGACCCAGTCCTGGCGTTTCGATTTCGCGCACGGCTTGGCCGGTCAGGAGCAGCGACATCTGCGCTTTGGCGAGAGCCAGTAATACACACGGGTCGGTCACGGGCACCGCGGTTTTAATTATTGGCACATTCCCTCTATTTTCTCGACAATTTCGCTAAGATCACCAGGAATAAAAGAAACGCGAGGCCCAGCATGATACGAATGAACCAATCGCGCATTCATTCCCGGCTCTCTTTCGGCCCGAAGGCTTGAAACTTCGGCACCGGCTTCTCGACAAAAGCGGTCGCCAGGGCTTCTTTACGCACCGTCAACGACTCCTGCAAGTCGTCCCATCGCTCGGGAGCCCAGGTATCCAGGCGCAACGTGCTCATGGCGGCCATGGCATACACGCGCGCATCCAACGCTTCATTTCGCTCTCTGCGCTTTTCCCACACCGACTTTTTGAATCCGCCCGCGACCACGCGGGTCACCAGATGTTCTGCGGTTAATTGGTCGAAATAATCCCGCGAATATCTGGGAAAATGACAGTAACCGATAGGCCATGGTTCGCCATTTTCCAAATCCGGCATGCCGCTCTTCAGCCAGCGGTACAACACTTCTTTGGCGATCGAGACATTGACCGGCCAGAGCCGAGCTCCGTACCGCAGCCGGTGCCCCATGGGTCCGATATCGATCACACTCGGCTGCCCCACCAGCGAAGGTGTGTGAGTGTTGCCTTTTATCGCCATGGCCGTTAACCGCTCGCGACAGAATTCGTACACCCGCATGGGATTGAATCCGGCATCGATGCCCACCTTCTGAATTCGCAGCTTGCCGCCATAGGCCGAAAGGAATTCCTCTTCGAGGAGCTCGCCCAGCTTGCGCCACACCTTGGGTTGGGAGGTATCGCCTTCGAGCACCCGGTAATCCACCGACCACGATTGCTTGGCCCGCCCCCATGCGACGATTTCCACCTCGATGCGCCGATACTGCACATCGGCACCGGCAGTGAGAACCAGCCCGCCTTCCGGCACCTGCCCGATCTGATAGTCTTCGCGCCTCTCAAACAGCCGGTCGGCATCCGGCACCTCGCCTTGATCGGCCCACGGCAGACCCAGGACCGTGTTCCAGAACACTTGCAGGCGAATGGGATCGGCACCGCACTCTTCGTACTTGCGGATCACCTCGGTCCAAGACAGCCAGCCGACCGGCGAATACAGGCTCGACAAATGGAAGCCGCGCACACGCCCGCTACCCGGTTTGGCGGGCCGCCACTCTCCACGCGGCAGCATGTAATTCTTCGAGTGGTTGAAGATTTCGCCCCGGCAACCAACGCATTCGTAGTACACCGACTCGGGGTTGCCTTTCTCCCACCGCAGCCCCTCGAAAGTGAGCGGCTGCATCTCCATGCACATCGGGCACGGCACGAAATACTGGCATTGATCGGAAGTCTCGTAGAATCGCTCGATGCGCGACCGGCCTGTTACGACTGGCGTAGATGCGATGAAGATTTTTCTACGCGCATAGTTGGTGGTTCTCGCAATCGCCAACGCGCACGGTTCGCCTTCCCCCTCGGCATCACCGACATAGCCGTCCACTTCATCCAGAAACAAATAGCGCGCGGACATCGACCGCAGACCCTTCGCGCTATTCGCGCCGGTCATCACCAGGATTCCGCCGGGAAATTCCTTCGAGAGGATCGTATTGCCGGAATCGCGCGACCTGGATTCCTTAACAAGGCTCGATAGCGCGGGACACTCTTCGATGAGCGGGCCAATTCTCTGCTTGGAGTTGCGCTTGCTCATCTCGACGGTCGGCTGCACCGCTAACATCGGGCCGGGAGCTTGCGCGATGTTGTAGCCGATCCAGTTGTTGCCCATCTCGGTCGCGCCGACCTGGGCACCCTTCATCAGCACCACCATTTCGCACCGATGCGACGGGCTCAGGCAATCCATCGGCTCTTTCAGGTAGGGTGTCCGCGAGGTGCGCCACAATCCCGGTTCCGGCGATGATCGCGAGGTCAGAATCCGATTCTTATCGGCCCATTCGCTCACCAGCAAAGCCGGATCGGGCCGGGAGCCGCGCGACATCGCGCCCGCAACGACGGCACGAATGTCCGGTTCACCGGCCAGGAAAGCAGGTGTCATTGTGGGCTGCCCTCGGCGATTCTCTGGAGGGTCGCCGACAGTTCGTCAAGGGCCGAGTGGATTTCGCCCGCAATGACATCCTGCACATCGGCGATCTCGGTTACATTCGCAACCTGCGCTGCCACGCGATTGGGAATGTTCAACACCGCATCGCGAAACACGCGATACAATTTTTCGATTTCATCCGCCACCTCGCGCCGGTCGAGGAGCTCGCCGAGCGATTTCTGCACCTCGATCCACGCCTGCTTCGCGGTCATGTTTTCCTTGATCGCGCGAGCCGTGGCATACGGCAACTTACCGAGCTTGTCTATGTCGAACTGCTCGGCTTGTTGCTGCCGGTATTCATCGGCGGTCTTGGCGCGTTGCGCCCCCGCAGCCTTCTCGATTTCATATGCTCGCTTCTGCCGTGGATGTTTGGAAGGGTCGGTGTTCGCTTCCCAGTCGCGATCAGCCTGCTCTGGGTCGATGTCGCCCGTAGCACTGCGGTGAATCCGACCGGCGAGGATCGCATCCTCCACCGCTTTGGGTGTCACCTTGCGTCGGCGAGAATATTCGTACAAGTCCACGCGAATCGTGTTATGCTGTTCGCGTCAGCTTGTTTGTTTTTTCCGCCAACGAGGCTAAAATGCCGCTGGATTAACTTCCGGCGGCATTTGGCTTTAACAGAGCATTCTACGGCATAAGTCCCTGTAATTACAACCCCCACCCGCCATAAGGAAAACCGGTGGAACAGGCAACGCCCCCTCTGCCTCTCTGTAAGTTACAGATTCTTAGTGTGTTAGCGTTTTGGCACTAGTTTTTCGGTGCGGGCAGTCCGCC